TTGAAGCCAGATTAAATCAATATGATAACTTGTTAGGTATGGCCAATAGCCGTAGCCGTTTAAGAATGGTCACGCTATATCAGATCGCACAAAGCACACAAGGACTTGTGGTCGGCACTGGCAACAAGGTCGAAGACTTTGGTGTGGGATTTTACACCAAGTACGGCGATGGCGGAGTAGACATCAGTCCCATTGGTGATTGTTACAAAACACAAGTATGGCAAATGGGCCGTGAGCTTGGGGTGTTACAAGAAATCATTGATGCTGCTCCCACTGATGGCCTATGGGATGATGGACGTACCGACCAGGATCAGTTAGGTGGATTATCCTATGCTGAACTAGAGTCTGCCATGCGTATGGATACAGGTGAGCTTGTTACTGACAGTCCATCCATGCACGATATCTTGAACAAATATCGTGCTATCCGTGCTCGTAGCCTGCACAAGATGAATCCTATTCCTGTGTATCAAAATATTTAGGCCACCCCGGAAAAGTCAGATAAATTATACACAAGATAACTTTTAAGGATACGAAATGGCAAAGATTGGATTTATTGGTATTGGAAAATTAGGACTAGATTGTGCTGAAGTTATGGCAGAAAAACACGAAGTGCGTGGATACGACATCTATCCAAGGACCAGCGACAGTGTGCGAGTGTGTGATATTGCGGAATTGGTAGACGAAAGCGAATGGATTTTTATTGCTGTTCCAACTCCGCATGCGGAAGGCTATGATGGATCAGTTCCAAGCAGTCATATGGATCCCAAGGACTTTGGACACGATGCTGTGATTGATGCTATCAATAAAGTCAATGCTCATGCTAAAACCAGCAAGAAAGTAGTGTTGATCAGTACAGTATTACCTGGCACTACAAGACGCAAGTTTATTACCTTGTTGGATCCTAAACATCAATTCTTATATAACCCGTACTTGATTGCAATGGGATCAGTAAAATGGGATATGGCCAATCCAGAAATGGTCATCATCGGTACCGAAGACGGTGAGCTGACTGGTGTTGCTGGCGAACTTATTGCCTTGTACAAAACCATCATGAACAACGACCCACGTTATGAAATTGGTACCTGGGACGAATGCGAAAGTATCAAGATTTTCTACAACACATTTATTAGTGCCAAAGTTGGTCTAGTAAACATGATCCAGGACTTTGCCATGAAGATTGGCAACATCAATGTTGATGTGGTCACTAATGCTCTTGCTCGTAGTACAATGCGTATCATGGGACCTAAATACATGACAGCTGGTATGGGCGATGCAGGTGCTTGCCATCCTCGAGACAATATTGCTCTGCGTTGGTTAGCTGAAGAATACAACATTGGCTACGACTTGTTTGACACAGTAATGCATGCCAGAGAATTACAAGCCAAGAACTTGGCCCTGTACCTGGTTGAACAGGCCAAGTTATTGAACTACCCTATTGTGATCCACGGTAAAGCCTACAAACCCGACGTTGAATACTGTATCGGAAGTTATAGCACCTTGGTTGGACACTATGTCAAAGAAGCTGGACATAAAGTGGTCTATGTGGATCCCTTGGCCGATGATCCTACTGATGTTGTTGCCGCAATTGATACACCAGCAGTGTTTTTATGGGCACACAACAGAAAGATCACTTATGAATATACTGGTGATCAAGTAGACACACAACCCTATTGTGATATCAAAGAGGGTAGCATAATCGTTGATCCATGGCGTAAGCTCACAACTACTCGTCGAGATATCATAATAATCCAATACGGTAATACCAGATCTTGATGGGCATGGGCTACTACGGCAAGCGGGCCATGAGCAATGATGTATACGACAGCTTTGCAAACCAAGCTGTGTTTGAATACCGTCGATGTTGGTGGCCCAGAAAATGTTATGCAACAGGACGATGGTTATTTGGTACTGTCGCGGTACGTGGATATATTGAAGAAAATGATCTAAAACTTGCTGGATCCTACAAATACCCAAAAAGATTAGATGTGCTACAGTCAAATGTTTTTCTAACAGCCGTGATGTTTCAAGAACGCTGGTATCACAAAGATGAAGGATTGATGTTAATGTTAAAAAGGGAATCAAATGGGATTTTTTGATCGCTTTCGCAAGAAGCCAACCATAGTCAAGGTAACAGAAACACCCAAGCCCCGAGCTCCCAAGGTGCCAGAAAAGACTGCCAAAGAATTGGCCACCGAACGAGGTGAGCCATACTTCAATGTTGTTTCAATGGAAATAGATCCCAACAACATACACGCTGGTGCTTTTGAATTTGACTGGAATGAAAAGATGATTGCTGACTTGGTCAGGCACGGCTACATGATGAAAAAAGACGACAGCGATGCTGACATTGTGGATCGTTGGTTTCAAAATGTGTGCCGTAATGTAGTGCTTGAAACTTGGGAACAGGATCAAGCCATGAACGGTAACAGGATCATCCGCAGCAAAGACATTGGTGACGGTAGGTCTGAAGTATCGTGATCTTGTATGTGAATGGTGACAGTCATGCAGCAGGTGCTGACGCTGTTAACCCCTGTGGCTTTGCCGAAGATGATGGCAAATATTGGGGCATGGGTCGCCGGCCACACCCGGATAATTTACGTGCGAGCTTTGGCTATGAACTAGCCAAATTGTTAAACACTGAACTAGTGTGTGATGCACAAGCTGGCGGATCTAACTCCAGAATAATTAGAACCACCCAAGACTGGATCAAGCAAAATCCTGACAAACTATCTGATACCTTTATGTTGATACAATGGTCAACATGGGAAAGAGAAGAGTGGTTTTATCAGGGCAACTGGTGGCAAGTTAATGCATCAGGCAGAGATATGGTGCCATTTGAATTACAAGAAAAATATCGACAGTATATAATAGATATTGATTGGCCACGATACACAAAACAAGCTCACCTGGATATCTGGCAGTTTCATTGCTATCTTGATGAGTTAAAAATACCGCATGTGTTTTTCAATGGCAACAGTCATTTTGGTGGTCCTTGTCAAGAAAACAATTTAATAGTTCCTATAATCAAGGAGCAAAAAAATTGGGGCACAAGATACATTGGTCCGTACGACGTTGCCCAAACCTATAATAAAGTGCTTATAAGCAACGGATTCAAGACAGCACCCCCAGGAAATTATCACTTTAGAGCAGATGCCCATTGCTTTTGGGCCAAATATCTGTTACAATACATTAACGATAATCAACTAATAAAATACAAAGATGAAATACATACTAATAGATACAGCAAACATGTTCTTTAGAGCAAGACATGGTGCTTTCAGAGCAAGTGATACTTGGGAAAAAATTGGATTCGCCCTACACATAACCTTGATGGCTGCTAACAAAGTGGCTCGTAGATTTGAAGCAGATCATGTGGTATTTGCCCTAGAAGGGCGTAGCTGGCGCAAGGATCACTATAAACCTTACAAGGCCAATCGTGCTGTGGCCCGTGCCGCACTCACAGAAAAAGAAGCCGAAGAAGATGCCATGTTCTGGGAAACCTATGATAACCTAACTAAATATCTGTCTGAAAGAACCAACTGTAGTGTTGTAAGGTGCCCAACAGCGGAAGCCGACGACATTATAGCAAGATGGATTGCCCTACACCCCCAAGACGAACACATAGTTATTAGCAGTGACACTGATTTTGTACAATTATTAGCTGACAATGTCACACAATACAATGGCATTACAGATGAGCTATTGACCATACAAGGAATATTTGATGCCAAAGGTAAGCCGGTTATTGATAAGAAAACAAAACAAGCTAAAACAATCCCTGATCCAGCGTGGCTTCTGTTTGAAAAATGCATGCGGGGCGATAGTAGCGACAATGTGTTTAGCGCCTTTCCGGGTGTCAGGACAAAAGGCACCAAGAACAAGGTCGGGCTCCTGGAAGCATACTCAGACAAAGACAAGAAAGGTTACAACTGGAACAACATGATGTTGCAAAGATGGACTGACCCAGATGGTGTCGAACATAGAGTGCTGGATGATTATGAACGTAACAGAACTCTAATTGACTTGACAGCACAACCTGAAGATATCAAACTCACTGTAGACTCTGCCATCCGTGACCAGATCAGTCACAAGGATGTGGGGCAAGTGGGAGTGAGATTCATGCAGTTCTGTGGCAAATACGAATTGAACAAGTGCAGTGAAAGCGCCGAACACTTCGGTCGTTGGATGAATCAAACCTATTCAGGATTGTTAAATGCATAGATTATGGCAGGCACTATCAATCATAGGCCTAATATGTTTGGTAGTATTTTTAATACGCAATTGGCCCGAGGATCCGGTGGCGCAATATGATTGCGGAATATTGATTGGTGGATGGCATCCAGATGTTCCTCCCTCAGTACAAGAACGATGTAGATCAAGGAGACAACATGATCGTAGCTAAACCCGTAATTGATCAGCAGTTTTGGATATTACAACGAGATGAAGAAAAGATTGGTAATGTGGAAGCCTGTGCTGGCGGATACCAAGTAAAAATAAACAATCAGATCACACAATACAAAACCATACGCATGGTAGAACAACGCACTGGTGTGCGTTTTGAACCGCCCATGATCAGAAGTCGCCCCAGGTCAACTATAAATTCAGTGCATGGTTATCCCACAGTAGGGCGAGTACACAATCCAGTCTGGGACGTACCACATGCGTTGCCTTTGTATACCAAAGGTGCCAAGAGTCGCAGTTGGTTTGCGGCCGGATGGTATTCAGTCAAAAAGGGTCGCAAGTGGAAGACTGTACAAGATCCCAAACTCATAGTATTACAGCGTTACCCGTATCATGGGCCATTTTATAATTCACAGGAGATAACAAATGACTAATCCGTTTCAAGATCAAGCCAGTTTCATGCGAGCCTGCGATCAAACTGTAGGCGTTGAGAATCGCGATCAATATGCGCTATATCTCAATTTAATCAAGGAAGAAGTACAAGAACTAGAAGACAGTCAGCATCCGGTCTCAGACCTTGATGCCTTGATCGACATACTTGTTGTCACCATTGGTGCTATACATAGTATGGGTGCCGATCCTGAAGGTGCCTGGAACGAAGTCATGCGTAGTAACCTTGACAAAATTGATCCAGAATCTGGAACAGTTCTCAAACGAGAGGATGGCAAAGTACTCAAGCCTGCGGGTTGGACTGCACCCAATTTGGATCCGTATTTGAACGAGGTTCATCGGTGAGCCTACACATAAACCGTTTTATCAATCGGGTTCAAGGACAAGATGCCAGAGGTGGTCGCGACTTGGTCATGACCATGACCGAAGCCAAAGACCTATTAGCGGACATTACACGCTTGTTATTGGACCTGGAAACAGTGCGTCGGGCCGCTGT